TGCGCTAATAGCGAGATTAAAAAACGATCCAATATTTGAACATCGAGAATATCCACTCGTAGATTCAACAGGAAAGGTGACGTGGAAGGCAAAGTATCCTACACCCGAGATATTAAAAAGACAAGAGCAAAAAGTCGGGCGCACCGCTTGGCTTAGGGAGTATCTGCTTAAGGTTATTCCACCAGAGGGGCAAGAGGTCAAAGAAGAATGGATTCAATACTATGACAAAATACCAGCCGTAATTATGGCGAGCGGAGTTGGTATTGATTTGGCAATAAGCAAAAAAGAAAGTGCAGATTTTACGGCTATGGTCAGTGGAAAGATAGCAATCGAAAATGGAATTCCCAAAATATACATTTTACCAAATCCAATAAACTCTCGTTTGACTTTTTATGAAACAATTCAACAAATGAAATCTTTGTCCCAGACAATGGAATTTCCAATGTTTTTTATTGAAGACGTGGCCTACCAAAAAGCGGCTATCCAAGAAGCCCAGCGTCAAGGCCTGTCGACTATAGCGATGAAAACAGGAACAGATAAACGAGCAAGATTGCGAGCGGCAGCAACATTTATTCAAAATGGAACGGTTTTGTTCCCGCGAAAAGGATGCGAAGATTTATTAACTCAGCTTTTAGGGTTTGGAGTTGAGGATCACGATGATTTAGTTGATGCCTTAGTTTATTTAATCTTCGGGCTTAACCGATATGGGCTTGGGAAGCCAGAAGTGATTGGATTACTATGAACGGAGAAAAGAAAATAATCAGAGTTTTAAGAGAATTGCCAGCTAAATGGGATTGGTTTATTAAAATTGCCGAATCAATACATTACGGCAGAATTGAAAAGATAGAATTCAGGGAAAAGCAACCAAGATTTGTTCGGCTTGTTTACGATTTGAACTTTGAGAACGAAGAAGATTTAAAAAAGAAGCTCGAGGAATTGAAAACTATTGCCCTTATTGAATAATGTGGAAAACTTTATAGACATATCGTCAAAAATATGATTTAATTAAACAAACGAGCTCGATAAAACATATTATAGTATAGCACGCCATTTTTTAGACCCCATTTTTTAAGCCTGTAAAGGATAGGAATTTAGCGGCGGAAATTTCCGAAAAAGAAATCGCGCTAGACGCGCCAGAATTACTGTAGCGAAGTTTTGATCCTCAAATCTTGGGGGGGTTTTCAAAAACCGAAAAAGAAACAAAAACAAGGGAGGTTTGACAAATTTTAAGCGAATCAGGGGTATTATAGAGACGATTTTCAGGTCACAGAACTTGTCAGACAAAAGTTATCAACAGTTTACAAGCAAGAAAATTGCGGTATAATAAAATAGAATTGAAAATTTATTTTCTTTGCTCATAGGTTAGCCTGAATAGACGAACTATAGGGCTGGCACATGAGCTTGACCCAGAAATGGGTTGAGCTCAGTTGCCAGCCCTTTTTATTTTTAATCATGGCATTTATAGATAAAATTCTTTCAACAATCGGGTTGTCGCGAAAAATTAATACCCAGATTCCTTCTACAGAAAGAATAGTGGGAGATCCATTTGTTCTTTGGCAATCATCAAAGAAAATAGCAGCAGCAAAAGCGATGGAATTAAACAGTGGATGGGTTTATGCCTGCGTTCGGGCAATCGCTGAAGAAATAGGAAATATTGAATTCAGGCTTTTCAGGGTTAAGAAAGACAACACAATAGAAGAAATCAAAGAACACGAACTATTAGATTTGCTTTATGGAGTAAACAGTTTTCAGACTGGATTTGAACTTTTATACACAACAGCAGCCCATTTAGAATTAACAGGCAATGCTTATTGGTTTTTGGATGGAGTGGAAAAAGAAAAAGACAAACCAACGGCGATTTATATTTTGAACCCCAGATTTGTAAAAGTCGTAAAAACAGAGTTCCCTCAATCTATTGCTGGATATCAGTATATTTTTAATAACCAAACGAAGGATTTAAAAACCTACCAAGTGGTGCATTTCAAATATCCAGACCCAAATGACCCTTATGAAGGAGTTGGGACAGTGCAATCTATTCTTGAATGGATAGCAGCCGATAATTTCGCTTCGCAGGTCAATCTTAACTATTTCAAAAACGGAGCTCGCCTTTCAGGAGTACTTGAATCAGAAATTTATACTCAACCAGAACAGCTTGAGTACATAAAAAAATCCTTCCAACAGCTATATGCCAATGCAGCGAATGCCTATCAGATAGCTGCCCTCCCAAAAGGTACAAAATATGTGCCAATGTCGGATACACCTAAAGATATGGATTTCGCCAATCTGCAACAGTTTATGCGAGATAAGATTCTTGCTGGATTCAGGGTGCCGAAAACAATTCTAGGAACAGCTGAGTCAGAAACAAATCGAGCAACGGCCGAGACCGCAGATTATGTGTTTTCAATCAGAACGATCAAGCCCAAAATGAAGCTAATCGTTTCTTATTTGAACGAATTCCTTGTTTACAGATATGGCGACGATCTATTTCTTGATTTTGTAGATCCAGTGCCAGAAAATGTCGATTTGAAACTTAGGGAATATGAAACTGCGCTAGCGGGTAAACCCTATAAAAGCGTAAACGAGGTTAGAGAGGAGCAGGGATTGCCGCCGATAGATAACGGCGATGCGGTTATGACAGACTTTTCAAGCATTCCATTGGGCAAACCCCAATCAAAGACAACAACAAAACCAAAGGTAAAAATAAGTGGAAAAACCAAACCATCAACAAAATACGCCAGAGCATCAAAGAAAAGAAATGAAATTGCAAAAGAGATAGCAGAAAAGGCCACCGAAGCCATAAAGAAACTGGCCGAAAAACAGAACGAGGTGAAGCAGAAAAACATAACAAACCTGTCCGATGACGAATACGAGGTTTTATGGCGAGGGTTTATTTCTAGGGTGACGCCATACGAAAAAGCGCAGGCGGAAGCAGTAAAAAATCTTAACTCTAAACAGAAAAAAGAAGTAATTGCAAATCTTGAAAAAGTAGTTAAATCAAAAGTAATTAATGAAGAAGATTTATTTAACAAAGACCAATGGATAAGTTTACTTATAGATTTATCAACTCCAATTGCCACTGATTTATTTGAAAAAGAAGCAAAAGAAGCAGCGTCGCTTTTAGGCATTGATTTATCAGATCCGATCACGCCAGAAGTTAAAAGAGCAATCAGGCAAGCAATGGAATTAATGTCACGTAAATATAATGAGACAACGCTGACGCTTTTGAAAGATAAATTAGAACAAGGATTGAGCGAGGGTGCAAGCCTTGACGAACTAAAAGACCTTGTTTCTCAGGTGTATGAATTTAGCGACGATGTCCGCGCCGAACAAGTGGCCAGAACAGAGACATTCAGAATTGCTAATGCGGCAACGCACGAAGCGTGGCGGCAAAGCGGGGTGGTTAAGACAATCAAATGGTACACAGCGGCAGATGAAAGAGTGTGTGAATTTTGCGCACCGATGCACGGTAAAGTTGTAGATATTGAAGAAAAATTCTTTGAAAAAGGAGACGAAATTACAGGTAGCGAAGGTGGAAAGCTCGCTGTTGATTATAGCGACGTTGGATACCCGCCCCTCCATCCTTCCTGCCGTTGTTATATCAGACCAGAAGAAATTTCTATTTAATAAAGGTCGAAAAAATAAATTTATTTAATTTTGAAAATATGAAGGGAGTATTTAAAAAATTAACAGAAGAAATAAAAACAAAAATCGCCGAACAACTCCAAACAAAAGAAGTGCAGGATTTTATTGCCAGAACAAAAGCCGCCGAAGGCGCGGGCAGTTTTGAGGTTGTAGTTTCAACGGCCGATATTGATAGGCAAGGAGAAACTATTGATCAAAACGGTTGGGATCTTTCATTTTACAGAATGAATCACGTTGTTTTATGGGCGCATGATTATTTCAGCTTGCCGATTGGTATTACCACAGAAATAGAAGTTAGGGACGGCAAACTTATTGCCAAAGGAATATTCGCACCCGAAGATGCTAATCCATTCGCGCAGCAAGTAAGGCGGCTTTATGACTTGAAAATAGTTCGTGCCACTTCGGTTGGTTTTATTCCACTTGAATATGAAGGAAATAAAATTACAAAAGCGGAACTTTTAGAATTTAGCTTTGTCCCAGTTCCAGCTAATCCATTCGCTCTTTCACTAAGCAAGGCGCAAAGTTTAGGTCTCGATCTCCCAATGCTCGCTACCAAAGGAATTACGGGTATCGTGAATACTAAGACTGCAGTTTCTTTTGAAGAAACGCCAAAAGCGCCAGAGGACAGAGAATGGGATGCAGACAGAGCAGAGTTATCAATCAGAAAATGGGCGTCGAGCGATGGATCAGGCGAGCCAGACACGATGGATTGGGAGAAATATCGCAGAGGTTTTGCATGGTACGATGCAGAGAACAAAGAAACCTTCGGGGCATACAAACTTCCGCACCACGAAGTTATTGATGGCGAGTTAAAAGTCGTCTGGCGCGGAGTAGCGGCG